GTTTTTTCGTCGTCCTTCCGTGGTTGCCACGATGGCAGACAATTCGTAATTTCTTTGGTGATCCATGCTCGACGAATGTGTTGATTGCGCCCGTCAACAATTCGATTGCAAACTGGGCCTCCTCCGCCGTCCCCATTGCGTTTGTTTGTTCGAGTTCGGGATGCAAGTACCCGGTGACAAAGTCGCCGCCAAGAACCAGCAGCACTTCGTCAATAACAATATCCTGCCTGTGTAGACGGAGCATCTTGACCGTTGACTGTGCGAGCGAGTCTACCCGCCGACGACAAATGTCGGGGTTGAATTTATTCATCCCGTTTGTTTTATTCTTGCTCACCACCTCTGCCACGTGCCAGTCGGTCCAGTGTATGATCGCGATGCCGTGACGCTTTGCGCCTTTGCGTTTTCGCATTGGTTGAGAGCCAACCGTTTGCGCGGCCCCCAATTCAGCAAATGCTTCGACCGTGGCTTCGAGTTCCTCCGCTCGGTCCAGTGCGCGCCGCTCGTTTGCTTTGGCTATGCGCAGCTTATTTTCCAAACGGCGTTCCCTGCTGTGCTGGTCGATGTCGTCCGGCATGGAGTCGAGAATTTTTTTAGGGCTAGCCATCGGTGCCTCTCTGGCGCAATGTGTGGCGGAGCGTATTTTGCGCGCGTTCCACGCCATGCTCAGCCAAGATACTCGAAACGAATCGAGCAAGTGCCGACTTGCTTGCTATCTTTCGCCTGACCAACGGATCATTTGCAAACCAAAGATCAATAACTTCAAGCAACTCCCCATGAACATCCGGCGCAACTGCCGCTAGCTCCTCCTCCCATGATGTCCCCCTCTTTTCATCTTTGTCGGGCATGGCTTCGAGTCGTGACAGTAGGCCAATTTTTGACTTTCGCTTCGCCATGGTTGCACCTCCGCGTTACTCGATAAGTTCATCACAAATTTCATGCATGTGCGGCCACACCGCCGCAACTACCGCTTCCTCAATTCGCTCCACTGCTGCCTCTGCTAAGTCCGGTGCCGTTGCGTGGATTGCTTCGTGCGTTAGTGTTGCCATCATTTCTTTCGCCGGCACCGGCGTATGAATTGAGATTGTCCTACGCGCCCAATCGCAATCTCCGCTTGTTGTCTCGTGCTGGTTTTGCGGCATCGTGCGATGAACAACACGCCATCGACGGTAGACAACTTTTGGTCCGTTCTTGTCTTGCGTAACTTCGGGAATTTTTATGTATCGCATAGTGAGATTCCGTCAGGTGTTGCGCGTAAGTCCCTGCACTTTCTCACCGATAAATCACGCAAGCATACCACCACCCGCTTGCACTCTTGGCTACGCCGATTTGGATCGGCCTTCTTTTCCCCCAGTAGCAACAGTGTCGGATTGCGGATTCTCGCGTTCGACCCTTGCCCACGCCCTCAGCCCTTCCGCCGCCGAAACCACCGCCAACATGGCCAAGCTTGCGCCTGCTCGCTTGGATGTCCGCCTTGCGTTGAGCAAGATTTGCCGCATTCGCTTGATTCGGGTTTCTGGTGTTTTCGGCCTGCACTGTTGCGCATAACGTCGCAACTAATAAAGCTAAAATAAATTTCATCCGTTTGAGCCCCCTGACTGATCTGCAAAAATCTGCACCAACACAGATGGCCCCTTATCTCTTTGCGTATTGTCTTGGTGGCAAACCGTTTCGATAACGTATTCAGGGCCATCATCATGCAGCCAGTTGCATGCGACCATAGCATCTATGAGTTCTTTGGCGTTTCCTCGCAACTTGCTATCTGAGTCCCAGAGCCTCTGATTAGGCCCTAAGATTCTGGTAAGCTCGATCACAGCCGGGCCCTCTATTGGCGTTCGTGGCTGGGTGTTTTCTCTAATGTGCTGTTCAATCTTCTTCCTGACTTTTGCAGAGCTAAACCACTTGTTGCCCCTGCCATCGTTGCCGTTAGTTAGCTCAATATCTAGCCACTCTTCAATCAGTGGCTTCCACTTATTGGTGTTCGGTTTAGTTGCTTTCATTTACTGCCCCTCCTGGGTGCCATTCGTAGGCCGCGTTGCAATCATTCGATGCGTACCACCTCTTCAGGTCGTCGTATGGTCTTGCCGTTTTCAGTGGCTGCCGGTCTGGCATGTATTCAGTTGGCCCACACGCCGGGGGGCCTAGCATTTTCCCCCCTTGAATCCTTCGCGTGCCCGCTTTCCATTCTTCAAGCTGCGAAGATAACACCCTCCTTCGTGGGCAGTCGCAATCACACAAAGCAACGTGATACAATCCGTTTCCGCCAGCGTCATTTTTTCGGTTCCACCATCGCCGGGCAATAGATAGCCAATTTGCAGGGCGGTAAGTGTAAGCGTCTATAGCCCTTGCTGGATCCCATCGGTCTGGGTTAAAGCCCCCCTTTATTTTATCCCGGTCTATTTTATGCCGCTCGATGTCGGCAAACTCGTTCCGGTAGTCTTCGACGAAATGAGGATTCCAGACTTCTACAATTCCGGTGTCACGGCATCGCGTGCAAAGGTAGCTAGGTGGATCAGCATAAGTTGTCTTTGCATGCTCTCGGCCCGATTTTGCGTCCCGTAGGATTGTAAGGGCAATGTCGCCATATGCAGGGACCGACAATTGGCCACGCTCCATCCGGTCGATAGCCGCCAGCCCTTCCGCATGTGTAACATTGGAAAGAGTGCGAGCCCAACTCTCTAGTTGTTCTTGCCATTCCTGTTCATCTTTGGTGCTGTTTGCTAATGCTGCCTGCTGCACGCAGTCGGTCCGCCACCGCATAAAGCCGGGTGCAACTTTTGAGAAACGCCGCAGAATACCCCTAAGCTCTGTTGTGTTCAAAACGGTATAACCTTTCCTTTCGGGCCTACGCTAAAATTATCCTGCCTTCTGCACCACCCCCTATAGGATGCTTTCCAGTCACGCATGGGATTGCGGCCCACCTTCCAGCCGTTGCTGGTGTAGTAATCCATAAAGTCCTGCACGCAATCCGGCAAGCTTTCGGCCCGTGCCAATTCTAACACATCCTGGGCAGTGGGTGGCGAGAATCGGGCGTTTGCGCCCTTCCCTTTAGCTTTAGCTAAAGGGTCTCTTCTCTTCTCTTCTCTTCTCTTCTCTGGTCCCGCTTTTGTCCGCTTCTCAGCGTGACACTTTGCGGACACTTTGCGGGACAATTGTTTACGTTTCTGCTCTAATCCCCTTTTTTTTGCGGATTCGCCATTGTGGCTAGCGAAGTCGGGAAATGTAAGTTCCCAGTCTTGGCCATCGAGCCAGCCCACCGCCCGCATTGCTTGGCAAAATCCTTCGCACGATATGAGGTCGTCCAAGAATGATTGCGTCACGCTAACAGCGTGACCATTTGCGGAATGTTCATCGGCCCACGCCCAGACGGAATGGAGCCTACCAACCACGTCATGCCTTCCAATTCCGGCTAATGATGCAATCCTTAAGACGTCTGGATCGTTAGCTAAGTTGTTTCTCATTTTTATCCAGTCACCGGCCATCCTCGTGCCTCCATTTGCCGTCGCCCCACCAGTCAACATCGTTAAAATTGGCCAGCAAGCACTTGCGACGCTTCGCCCTTTCTCGGGGGCATGTGTTGTCTTCGTTGTTCTTCCACATTTGCCTAACTACTCTTACAAGGTGCCCATGGTTGTCCCTCTGCGGCTCTTCCTTAGCATCTTCGCCGTAAAGCACTTGGCGAACTGTTGCAACCGTCAAACCCATTTCCGCTGCAATGGCCTCCACTGTAAAACCGATGGCCTTGTTCCTTTTGATCTTGGCCGTTTGTGGGTTGGTTAGATTCACAAATTACCCCCCTCTTTTGAAGGAAACCATTTCAACTCGTTGCCGCTACCGCGACCCACAGAAATCACCAGGTTTAGGGCTTCACATTCTGGCAGCCTTCTCGCGATCTCGTGCCGATCTAGCCCGGTTGATACGGCGTATACTTCTGCAAGCTTTTTAGATGTTAGACCCGGCGACATTTGCACTAAAGCAGCCACGTGATGCCGGTTGGATTCCGCTTTATTCCTGTGCTTTGCTGCTGCGTTGTGGCTGCTCTTGGGGTCTGTAGTCCTGGCCATGGGATGTTGGTACTTTTGGAAAAGTAGATTCTGTTTCACGCTAAAGCCTCCTGTCTGCGAATCTCGGCGGCCTCTTCTTCCGTGATTGGCGTCTGGCTATTGTCTAATGCACCTAGGCTGGCTTCTTGCTCCTCTAAGATTTGCATAAGCTCCGAGTAAATGCTTAAAGTGATTCCGTCGCTGCTCCGCAATGCAGCGACACGGGCAGAGCACTTCTTTAACTGCTCTGCTGTGGTACTCTGCCGGATGGCAGCAATCGCACGGTTCCTGAGATCCTGCCCGTTATCGTGCTTAGCTCGCATGTCTTCTACATATGCGCAATCATCAAACAGCCCCATAAAAATGTCAGCATTGAAACCCAAGAGGGCCAGCGACTTGGATTGTGCGGATGTTCTTATTTTTTTGTAGCAATCGTTTCCTGCCTGAAAAGGCATATCTACAGAAATTTGAAACTCTGCGCCGGGGTAGGCAAAGACCGCATCCAAGACCAAAATAGATTTACCCTCATGTGGCAGAATCGAGTACTTGCAGTCCCTCAAGCCCCATCCTCTACCATACGGCCCCCATAGCTCCGTCGCCCTCTTGACCTGAGCTTGGGCACAAACTGCCGTAAATCCGCCCCTGGTTTTTACGGTCTTTGTGCTTTTGGGGTCTGTTTCGCAAACCTTAAGCCACAACTCCATGTTGTTTTCTTTTTGCGTCATGCCTAACCTTCCTTTCAGTTTCGTCAACGTATTCGGCAAACGATTGGAGCAAGCTGGAAAGCCGTGCTATGTAGCCATCATCACGGCCAACCCTTACCACTGCCATCGTCTGCCCATCTGCTAGCCGATTGTCAAAGCTTACAAAGTCGCACCAGTCTCGGCCCGTGACCATTAGCAGCCCCTGCACCTGCGCAACGTACTGCTTAGGTACTGCACCCGTCGCCAGCGTCCGCACATGCTCCCGCGTCGTGTAGGGGCACTTTATCTCTAGGATCCCCGAGCCATCCACATGCACCCCGTCAGGGCTGCCGCCCACGGACCCGCAATCAGACCAAGGCACAAAACCGTAGCAAACAATGTTTGCGCCTGTCCTCCACTGGTAAGCAGCACGGGCAAAAGGCTCCATGTCATTGCCGTGCGCAATCGCTGCGGTCTTTATTTGTGGGGGGGGAACCCATGCTGGATTGTCCAGGAGCAAACGCTCCCCCACTATCTCGAAACAATAAGATCGGGCTGTTTCCGACCAATCAGAGCCGGCACGATTCCTGGCAACTTCCCTAAATCTAGAGGCTGTGCATTTACCAGCCCTGGCACGGTGCCAGGCTTCGCTACCCTGCTCGGCAATTCCTTCTAGGGGTTTCGTCATAGCAGCAGCCCAAGTGCTAAAGCCGTGGCCGCCGCCCCGCAAGCAGCCGACAGAAAAAGCCAGAACCGAGAAACCAGCGGCTGAAAGTTGTCCGGGTAAAATTCTTTCTTTTGCGTGTCTTTTTTGATTGGTGATTCAGTCTCTATCGGCCCTGGATCACAAAGGAAGTCCATAATTTCTTCAATTGTTTCCGGGTGTCGTCTTGTTTTAGCCATCTTCACGCCTCCTGAATTGAGTGATAGAAAGGTTATGTTTTCTTTTCGACAAAGCCCGCAATCTTGCCGGGATGGTGCCCCAGTCCCAGCTACGGGGCGGGAACTCTTCCTCGAGTATCTCAAGCAAGTCTTCCAGCTTTTCAAGTGCCTTTTCTGTGCGTCCGAACAGTCCCGTACCGCAGTTTTCGCAGTAGGTGAGCCCGTCTCTGTCCCTTGGCGATTCCATGTTACTTCCTCCCTGGACGCATAAACTTAGGTAGCTTGCAATCTTTCGCAGCAATCACTGGCCTGCCCGCTACAAGCTTGTGCTTGATCCTTTTTTGAGCAACCCACCTCTGCACAATCTGCCGGCTACGGCCCATGCGGCGTGCCGCTTCCGCCAATGTTATGTATTCGTTTTTTTCTTTTCCGCTCATCGCATATCCTTCTAGCGTTTTCGTGCTATCGAATTAAAAACCCTTCTCACCACAAAAGACCTAATAATACTTGCAGCCGTAAATAATAAAGCTATTGCAACTTCCTGATTCGTCTCGACTTCAATGCCAAACGATGAAAACAATTTAATTTGTATAAAAACAGCCAAGATAAAGCCAATAAATACGTTGGTGATAGACTCCAATGCAGACATTCTAGCGGTCTGGCCACTAGAAAAGCTTGCGTAAGCTTTGCGATTCATTGCTTGCCTTTCGGACATTTTTAACGCTCTGATTAAAGTAGCTTGCTTTTAGCTCAATCCCTACAGCCTTTCTATTTAGCTTTACAGAACAGCACACCTCCGATCCAATGCCCATGAATGGAGTGAGTACCGTTTCTCCTTCGTTGCTCCACAGTGTCAAGCACCGATCAATAACGTCTAGTTGCAGTGGGCATATGTGTTTTTCATCTTTCTCATCCCTTGCGCCATTCTTATTTAGCGTGTTAGATTGCCTTATGTCCATCCAGACGGGGCTGGCATAACGTCTCCATATGTTGTGGCTCCTCTTTACCCCAGATCCGCCCGGGTCATCTGATCCGGCGTAGTTGACCAGTCCTTCAGGGTGCGATACAGGGATTCCGTTTTCCCCTGGCTTCCTAAATGCCAAAATATAATCAGGCAATCCGGCCCTGGAGCGTGTGCTGTCCTTCTGTAGCTGCTTGTGCATCAGCCCTAGTGCCTTTGTGCGAGTGGCTTCTACAAGTGGATCCTTCCATATCAGTGTGCGGGAATGGTACACAAATGATTGAGATTGGAAAGCACGGATTATGTCGCCTGTAAAATCCTTAATTCCTATTACCCCGTCCCGCTCTTTCATTGATGGCAAATCCATGCAATGCACCGCAACCACCCGCCCCGGCATAATCACGCGGTAAAGCTGTTTGATTAAAACTGAAAAGTGTTCAAAGAATTCATAGGTATCCTTGGAATTGCCCATGTCGCGTTCGGAATTTGAGTATGAGTATAAGTCGGCAAACGGCGGACTGAATACACTCATCCCAATGCTGTCGGCAGGTATGCCCTGCATCACCTCGCAACAGTCACCATTGTACAATGCAAAGCTTTCACCGATTTCCTGCTTTATCAATTCAACCATGACGGCCCCTTCATTTTTTCGCGGGTTATATAGTTGCTAGAATTTCCAGAATCTGCACGTTTCATGTTTTCTACTACCATCCTGAACATTTCATCGGCCTGCCTCTCTTTGCGTCTTAGGTTTCCCAAAACAGAGGCTTCCGATTCTGTCGTAATGATGTGAACTTCTACGGCACTAGCCTGCCCAAAACGCCAGCACCTCCTCACTGCTTGGTAAAATTGCTCATGCGAGTGCGACGGGAAAAAGGACATCCTGTGGCAGTGCTGCCAATTCAGGCCAAAAGCTGCCATGGATGGCTTGGTTACGATCCTCTTTATCTGGCCCGACTGGAATGCTTCAATCCTTTCTTCTTTCTCCTCGTCAGTTTGCGCCCCGGTTATCTCTTCGCAATCTCGCATTTGCTCCGACAGCATCTTGCTTTCGGAATTAAGCGAACACCACGCTATAAATGGGTCTTCTGTGCTATTTGCAATGTCGGCAACTTTTCCACACCTGCCATGAATGGTTCGCCTCCTCTCAGCCCGCTGTTCATTCAGGCCAACCGCCTCCATGGGGAATAGCATTCCAGGCAACGCTTCGCTCTCTAGAATATGGTCTTCTATTCTTAAATCTGGCAGCTTGAATTTTTTATCATCGTAGCCAATATCTGCGGGGGTGCGGATCGCACGAGCCCACCCCGAAACAAAACGCCAGAATGGGAAATTTCCGTGCCCCTTTAGCCTCCATGATGAAGTATTACTTCCGTCATGTACAAAATACGTTGCAAGCATCTCCACTCGTCGCATGACACCCAAGGCCTCGACGCTATTGCCTAGTTCGGTGTAATCGTTTGGGCTTGGGGTTGCAGAACACAGCAATCTATATCTTATGGGCCTCATGAAGTCGATGATTGCATTACGGGTGCTTCCGCTGTAGCTTTTTAAAATGCTGCTTTCATCGCAAACGCATCCAGCAAAATCAGACGGATCAAAATGATGAAGCCTTTCATAATTTGTAACCACCACATCCGCATCATGTCGTCCGTCGCTGCTTCTTGTCGATTCAACGCCAAACTTATCTGCCTCTTTTACGGTCTGGCGGCTGACCGCCAATGGCGTAACGATTAAAACGGGCCTGTTCTCTTTCTTTGCAACGCTATCAGCCCATGACAACTGCATGGCTGTTTTGCCTAGTCCGCAATCGGCAAAGATCGCAGCCCTGCCCAACTTTAAGGACCATCTCACAAGGTCGCTTTGGAAATCGTACAGCCACCCATGCAGGTCCCCAACATCGAATCCGAATTCCTGATTGGCTTTAGACTTTGATGATATAAAAGCTGCATAGTCCATCGGCGTGCCTTTCAGATAAAACAATCGGTATGAACGCGACAAGCATAATAAATCGGTTGTCGTCGTCAACAGCAATTGCATAAAAGGCTAGTTTTTATTTTTTTTCTTTTTATTTCCGCCCATGCTAGCGGGCGGGGCGGTAATAGTTGTTACCGCCTTATTCCCGCCTTATTCCCGCCTTATTCCCGCCTGCTGACGCAGTATTACCCTATTATTACAGACCCATTGCCCCACCCCCCCA